GTGCTTTGAGTACACCTAACCACTTGTTACGCATAAGAGCAAACTCGTTGATAATTTTTTCATAGTCAACAACGTCTGCCTCACCGTCAACGTATTTTTCAACGTCGCGGCTTGACAGAGCTCGTTGATAGTTTTCAAGATACTTTTTAAAATATGAGCTACGCAATCTACGTAGCTCGATATTCAAATAGTTGAGAATTGCTTCAATTTCTTGTAGTTGGTTAAAGCGATGTTCAACAATACCCGGCATTGCTGCTGCAGCCTTTTCTACGTTGCCTGTAAGTTTACATTCTTTCTTTGCTTCTAATAATTCAGATTCAAAGTGTGCTACAGCATCAGGAATTTTGCCTACGTCTCGAGAAATCTCGCTATACCAACCCATTACTCATCCCATTCTTCTTCGTCAGCGTCAATGTCATCTATATCAAGATAGTATGCTATTGCTTCATCCAAATATGAACAGTTGCCAATTAGTTCTTTTAATTGATGATCGTCTATACCATAGTCGGCCATCAAATCTACAAACTTCTCAGCAACTAGCTCAATTTGTTTTTTGTCTACATATTCTTTGAATAGATTCCAAACGTCAATCGCTTGCTCTACGTCCATAGTTACTCCTCTGTTACAGCTTCTTCAAGTTCGTCTGTTTCAGAGGTATTTACCATAGATTGTTCTTTTATGGTGTAATCCGACATTACTCTGTCTAAAAGTTCACCTGTCCAATTCTTACGGTATTCAAGAATTTCTTCGCCATCACTTGTAACATACTTTAGTCTGTTACCGCTCTTTTCGATGACGCCTTTCTTTTCAAAAAGTTCAACAATGCCACTGTAAGGATTCATTCCTGTTTCATAAGGAATCTTTACCTGTACACCTTCAAACGGTTTTGCGTAACGTGTTTTCATTACTTTACAACCAGCTCTAATACCATGTACTTCACTAGTTTTATTACCGTCTTCGTCTTCTTTGAGCTTTAACTTCTTCATTGCTACAACAATACTAGAAGCGTATATAAAGCCCTGTCCACCACTTATTTTGTCATCTGGATCAAACATATCCTGCGATGCGTATGTGTGGTTAGTACAAACAAGTCCTACGTTATGGGCACCTATCATGTTAACAGTATTTCTAACAAGTGCTGTTAGTGCCTTAGGCTTACGACCCATGTCACCTTTCATATCACCTTTGTTAAACTGATCAACATCTGTTGGTGTTAACAACATACCTAAACTATCAATTACAAACAACACTTTAGGACGATCATCTTCATCCATTGCTGTGTAATCTGCCATGAATGTTGAAATAGTTTTTGCAACATCGTCAATCATACTCATGCTTAACTTGAGTAGTTTTGATTCATCACAGTCAACACCAAGTGCTTCTAACCATGCTTGATCAAGTGCATTTTCTGAGTCGATTAATACTACATAAATGCCTTGCTCTTGTGCGTGTCTTACAATATTACCTGCCGCAAAATAACTTTTGCCAGCGCCTGACTCTCCTGCAAACACGGTTACCTTACCAAGAGGAACACCTTTATTAAAGTCGCCACTAATAAGATAGTTAAGAGCATATGAGCCTGTACTAATCCAATCTGTAGGGTCGTTAAAGCCAGTACTCATACCTTGAATAGACTTGGTCAAGTCTTTTCTAAATTTACTTACATCAAATGATTTAGCCATTATATCTCCTATATTAATGTTTGCTTCTACTAGCGTTTGGAACGTTGACAGGTAAACCGTGAATCTCTGTATCCGGGTTAACTAGTAGAAGCATATTTTATTACTGGTTTTGTCTTGAACGAATCATTGCAAGAATGTCACTTGCATTACCGCTCGGCTCAGCTGAAGTAGTTTCTGCTTGTGCAGGTTCAACTGGTGCAGGAGTTGGCTCAGGTGCAGCTTCTGCTACTGGTGCAGGTGTTACCTCTGCTGTGCGAGAAGTTGCTGTACCATTTGTTTCAGGAGCAACAGGGTCACCTGTACGTGCCGCCATACCTGATGGACGGAAGTAATTGCTCCAACGGTCTGCATCATATGCTTCACCATCAACAGATGCTTCAAACATTTCCTGCATTACCTTAACAGCCGTTTCGTCTGGCTTCTTAGGCAGGAAGTCACTTAGATTAAACAAACCATGAGTATTAATTGCATTCATTTCTGCATCACTTAATGGACGCTCTCTACGAGCCCATGTTGACGTTGAGTAATCTGCGTATCCACCCTTCGAAGTTTTATTAAGACGGAAGTCAACGCCTGCTGTATAATCAGTTGGTAACTCTTCCATGTCAGGGTCCATAAGAGCCTGCTTAATAATTTGGAAAATTTGTGGACCAATAATAAAACGTCTGATTGGATTCTCAGGTGCTTCGTCATTGGCAATTGGGTTGTCAGTTACAAAGCCTTGGAATACGTATGAACGCTTTTTCCAATACTTACGACCCATATCTTCTAGACTTGGATCTTTGAACCAACCACGTACTTCGTTAAGAATGTTACATGTTTCTCCATACATTTCCATACATGGAATCTGTACTTGTACAGGACGTGAATCAGTTTCACCTTTAATACCTGCGAATGGAAGTTTGATCATCAAACGTTCAGCCCAGAAAAAGTCTGCATCTGGATTGCCGTCAGGAAGGAAACGTAGAGTTGCACTCTCGCCTTCTTTCATATTCCAAAACGGGTATATTGGGTTTGGACCGCTTGGTCCTTGAGAACCGCCTGATTGGCGTGATTCTTGTTCTTTGAGCTTTGCTCTAATTTCTGCTAATGATGCCATAATTATGCCTCCTATATTTGCCTATGGTTATCTTATGTGCCTAATAAGTGTAGCACATTGTTATATACTACACTCATATATTTATAAAGTCAAGTGTTTTTTTGACTTTATTTTGAAATAGTTAGCGGATTCCCGCTAACTCTCTCATTCTATCAAACTCTTGAGTTGGTTCTAATTGTTGCGGATGCGCCGCCATTTGATACTCCTCAAATGTTTGATTAATTCTTTCAATAAACTGTTTTGCTGGTTCTATAAATTCTTCACCGTAATCTTTTTCGATCATTGTAAGTACGGCTGTTTCACCTTTTGGAAACTCGCCTGTTTCTCTATCAAAATAACTAAGAATAAATTCGCCTAATGGTGTCTTTTTGTCTTTTTCGAGTGTAATCTCATCACCGTCTGGACCTTGAATTTTGTCGCCTTTTTTCTTACCGTCTTTCTTTGCCTGACGTACAGCGTTAGCATATGCATTGCCTTCGCCGTGTGCATATTTGTTATCACGTGAATCCCACATTTCGTCTGCATCTTCTTGTGCCATTTGTAGGAGTTCTTTCATGTCTTGCATTTCAAGATCCATATCAGCATCAAAACCTAATTTGCTGTTACCGTCTTGTTGACAATCTATGCTAATTGATTTAGGATCAACAACTGGTCTTCCCATGTCGTCAACCTTAGCTGTGTAACTTACTACGCAAGGAGTAGTTTCGCCATCGTCACCTACACCTTCATAATCAAATTCGCCTTCAAACTCTTCTGGATCAAACCCTTCGTCCATACCTTCATCGCCTACACCGTGTCCTTTATTGAACCAAGATTCTAATTCTGCTTGTAGTTCTTCTGGGTCTTCAGTATCAAAGTATGTAAAGTCATCAGCAACTACTTTAGTTTTCCCTTCTGGAGATGTAATAGTGAGTTTATGTTTTGCATAACCATTTTCTTCACCGTTATATTCTAATGTATAACTGTATTCACCTGCACCTTCGGCAAACTGACCCATTATTTTATCAAATGCTGATTCTAGTTCTGCTTCTTCCGGCGCTGTAGATTTTACAGTTTCATACATTCCCTTGCCGCCACATTCTGGACAAGATTCGTCACATGAGCAAGGTGTATCTCCGCAGCAAGAGCACTTTTTATCTTCGCCTTCGTAAACACTGTAACCTTCTAAATCTAAAGGTCCTAACTCACGTGCCTTTGTTGCTTCGCTTACTAGTTTGTATATGTAAGGGAATACATCTTTGAGTTCTTCGTTAAACTGACGAATAGTTAATTCGTCAATCCAATTTTCAGCAACGTCGGCAGGAACTTCTTCTAGTACTGGTGCTTCAAAAGATTCAAACGCTTCTGAATAAAA